TGTAAGCAGTTGATTTGGCAATTCTAGCTAAACCAACCGAAACAAATAAAGCGGAGCCGTTAACCTTACCCATCAATCCAGTTTTCAATAGTCATAATTTCCCGATGCACAATATTTGTGTCGGTAATGCTTGAAAGGCTAGTCTGTTGAACAAGTTTAGCCGTTACAATCTTGCCAACCTCAAGCAGTAAATAATTTTCGGGATAAAGGCAAACAATCTGCAAAATTGAGTCGGCTATTGTGTCCGCATCAAAGCGTCCGTATGGAGCAATCCCAGCCGTTACAACGTCCAAAGTAATTGTTGTGATGTAGTTATATTCTTGGTTGTCTTTGTCGTCCTCTTGGGTCTGATTCGTGATAAGAATGTAAGGGAAATTGGCATCGTCAGGCGCAAACGTATCGTAGCAAAGAACTGGCGCACCTTTGTAAGTAATGGTTCCGTTTAAAGCTGACCAATAAGCCTTGCGTACAAACTTTTTAATATTTCTCATTGTCTCTTTTTCAATAATGTTGTTAAAGTCCGCTCAATATTTTTTGGCAACTCGGTTCTTTGCTTAAAAACTTCAGGGTAAAAGAAAGGTCTTGCTGGTAAGTTTACCTCTCTAATTCCATCGCCTATAAATTCACTTGCAAACTGAACTAATTCAGTTGGAATTTTTACGCTTGTTCCTGTTCCAAATTCAACGTAAGGTGCGTAATGAGCGCCAACCTCAACACCTCCAGTAATTTGGTTTTTACTTACTTTTATTGGCGTTGACTGAATGCTTTGCTTTAGCGCTCCGCTCTGTACCTTGACATTTGAAACCGCTTCTGATTCAATAGAAAGCATGGCATCCTCTACCTCTGCTCGCACGTAGTCAGCAACGTCGCCCTCTAAACCTTTTAAATATTTATAAAAGGCGTTAAGGCTTTTTTTGTCAAAGTTGATGCTTACCATTAATCTCGCTCTTTAGCAATTAGCTTAATCATTCTGTCGTATTCGTTCACGTCAATTATGTTATCAATAATAAGCGTTCTGTTATCGTAAACAATGTGCATTGACTTTGTAATTGTAACCAAAGGATTGTCTCGGATAATTATTTCCCAAGTATTTTTTATTACCATTTGGTCCTCGCTATTCTGTCGAGTTCCATTTAGGTTAGTAACCTTTGCCCAGCACGTATAAGTGACGCCCATTGAGGAATAGTAACCTCCAAAGCCATCCGCAAATAGCGTTGGGTTTAGAAATTGTATGCGCTCTCGTAAATCGCCAGCTTTAAGTTCGTTGTTAGTCCTCATGCACCAAACCAGTTGTAAGTCTTGTAAGGCATCAACAATGCTTTTACTCCCAAAGGTGTCTCTGCCACAATTGTTCCAACAATAATGTCCTCACGTCTCTCGTACATAGTATTAACCAACATTTTAATTGCAAGCTTTATGTCCTCAGGAACGCTTGTAAATCCAGCCGTGTAAACCATTTTAAATTTAAAAGATTGGTAACCGCTAGTAATTGCAATCTTTGGAAACAAACCAATGTTTAGCTGGTAATTTAAAGGAGTTTCGACATTGTTTTGGTCAATAGTTACCACTTTAGTAACGTCACTTGCAGAAACAAGAGGACCATAAGGCAACTGCCATTGATACGGGAAACCAAAAGAATCAATTGTAACAGTTTTGCGGATAATTGCTTTACCCATAAAAGCCTCGCATTGCAAACGAGCCATTTTTATAAGGCTAGTAATTAAGGTGTCCTCAACGCTGCCGTCAATTCTTGCGTATTCTTTTGCCTCTGCCAATGTAACTGGTTCGGTAACTGGAGCAACGTCTGCAAACTGGATGGAATACCCAGTAAATGACGAGTTGCTTGGTGTGTATAATAAATCACTCATTGTATGGTTTCTTTGCTTTGTCAACGATAAAATTAAAGAATCTTTCCAACTCTTGGTCTTGGTATTTCAACCGCTCATCGGCAAGGTTTCGCATTATATTTTGGTGAAAGTCGTAAAGTATTTCGTCGCTCATCAACTCCTCAATCTTTGCAGCCATTCCGTCAAGGTCATCACGTTCAAAATATAATCCAGCTGGTCCAAGGCATTCTTTTAATCCATCCGTAGGCGTGCAGATAACTGGCAGCCGATTAATAGCAGCCTCCAAGCCAACACGCCCATAAGATTCGTAAAATGATGGAACAAGAACAATATTTGTTTTGCCATAAATTAAATGCACGTCAGGAGTTTGCGCCACATACTTTAAATTCTTCAGCGTATCATCAATGATTTGCTCGCCATAGCTGCCAAGCACGCCCAAAAATTTGCGTTTTGGCAATCGCTTGGCTAGTTCAATTAATATCTGACCGCCTTTATTTTCGTTGCAATTAATTAGCGTAATGTATTGCCCGTGCTTTCGATTGTACTTGACGTCATCAAAAAAGATTGGTGGTTTGCAAACAATAGACGCATTTGGGTAAGGTCCGTTTTGTAGATTTTTTTCGTTTGCCTTATTGTTATAAACAACGTGAATATTTTGAGATTTAAAACGCACGTTTCTGTAATCGTGGTCGTTGTGGCTTAAAAAAATAAGTTGCTTTTTGTACTTCATACACCAATTGATTGCAACGCCTGTATTGTCAAGGTGGGTAAATATAACGCTTGCAGTTTGCAAGGCTAAAAAAAAGTCGTTTGAATAGTACCCAGTTATAAACTTGATAAAGCTAAACTTTTCGCCGTCAGGGTAAATCTGACTTTCGGGTAAAATAACTTGAATATTGCAGCCTTTTTGATGCAAATATTTAGCGTAATGTTGAACCGTCCACTCGGCTCCTGAGTTGTGCGTGCCTGCCCAAGCGTGTACAAAGAAAACAATATTCATTCCTTTAATGGTTGATTTCGATTAAAGGTATTGATTTCTAAATAAATAAAAAAAGGACGCCAATAAATGACGCCCTTTTAACATTAAACTAAACACCTATTTTACTTATACTGCGGAACCGTTAGCCAAAGCAGCTGCAAAGTTTCCGTAAACCAAAGCTTTAGAGTTGTAAACTGCAAATGCAATTCTCTCCTCAACTCGTACAGTTACAAAGTTCTTAGTAACGTTGTCAGCATCCTGCTCGAAGAACTCAAGAGTTACGCCCTGACGAACGAACAACTGAGAACCAAGCGCCCAGTCACCAACGAAGAAATCGCCAGCAGTTACGGCATTGATGCTATAAACAGGAACTCCCAAGATGAACATTTGTCCACCAGCCATAGAAACGTAGCTAGGTAGTGCGTATGCTCCAGTTGTTTCCTTAACAGATACCAATTGCAAGTAATCGCTTGGGTTGATAAGGATTGCGTTTGGAGAATATTCGTCTTTGGTAGTTTGAACAACCGCAGCAGCAAGAACGTCGAATCTGTTGATTAGAGTACCAAATTTAACAGTAGTCCAAGCAGAGCCATCAGTTGCAACACCGTGCAAGTTTTGACCGCTACCGCTTCCGTAAAGGATTTGAGTATCTTCTACGTTCAACAATTTGCTAGGCGCACGGCTAGAAAGGTAAGCAATCAAACCTGGAGTATCGTCCAACATTTCTTTGGTCAATCTCATAAAGGTTGGGATTGTTCTTACAGAACGGTCAACCGCAGTCAAATCGAAATCAGACTGAGGCTTTGCAGAACCTTGTGCAGTTGGTGCAGCAGCGTTGTCGTAAGCGCTTTCACGTACGAAACGGATAAGGTTAGAGCTAGTCTGTCCAGTAGGGATAAGGGAACGAACGTGAATACGTCTGTTAGGGTCAAACTTCAAATCAGGAACTCTGTCCGCTGGGATAACTTCGCCAGTATAAGCGTTTCCAACTGTCATGTCGGCACCTTTCATGTCCAACTCCATCTTTACTTTGTTGGAGTTTCCGCTCTTGTAGTTAGCAAAAGAATCGCCAGCAAAAGCTTTTTCCAACTCAGAAGAGAAAGACGCAGCCTTCTTAGAACCAGCAAAGCCAGCCTGAGTTCTTGCATCTACTCCGTCCAACTGAGCCTGAAGAGCATCAGCTTTCTCGTTTAACTTAGCGGTTTCGGCAGAAAGTGACTTTCTGAACTCCTCACCAGCTTCTTTCATTGACTTTACGTCTGAAATCAAAGCTTCGTTTGACTCCAATTTCGCAAGTACTGAATCCAATTGTGATTTAATTGCGTCCATT